AAAGCATTTGCAAAGCACTCAACATTGATTACATATCTACAAATGATGATTGATTATGAAGGATAATGAACGAGAAAGGATTATTAAAAATCTCACAATGAATAAAGAGAAAGTAAAAGAATATTTGGAACAGAAGAAACGATAATATACACTGTTTTTACCAACATTAAGTATAATATTTGATACTTATGGGAGCTTTTACCAACATTTCGGCTCATGATACTCGACCTTATGGCTCATATTTGAGCTATAAACTACTTTGTAGCTCATATGAACCCCTAACAGGTATAATATTGCCCATTATAACTGTTTGTATATGCTAAAGGGTATAATGTTACCACTTACTTCCTGAAAAAGTTATATGTTTTTCGGGAAAAATCATTTATTTTGCACACAATCAACATCAATGATTCTATGTTGATAACTTGATTTTTGCACTTTAACCCCTTCAATGTTATCGTGCAAATCTTATGTTACTGGGTAGTTTTCTGGGTAGTTGGTTGGTAGAACATTTATATGCAATATGGGAATCACATTCCTAATTTGCATAGAACTACAAACTTGTCATTATTGATGATAATTGACAAATAGGATTGTCATATTCTCTGTCTTGTGATAATTGACAAAAAGAAGGTAATTTGTAAGCTGACAGTTGACAAAAAGAGGTAATATGAATAAAGAATTACTAATAAAACAGATTCAGAAACACGAAGGATTGAGACTCAAACCTTATCGTTGTTCAGCAGGTAAACTTTCCATTGGGTATGGCAGAAACTTAGATGATGTTGGAATAAACAAATCGGAAGCCTGTATGTTACTTGCAAACGATATTCATAAATGCATAAAACAAGTTGAAGATAACATTAACTGCTTTGAACACCTAAATGATATACGACAAAATGTGATTATAAATATGTGTTTTAATCTGGGGATTTATGGTTTACTTAGATTCAGGAAATTCCTTGCTGCTTTAGATAATAGTGAGTATGATAAAGCCTCTGTTGAAATGTTAGACAGTCTGTGGAGTAAACAAGTAGGCAAAAGAGCAATAGAGCTTTCCGACCAGATAAGATTAGGCAAGTAGGTGACATTTTATAAACAATATTAGAGTAGCCATTTAACTGATACTTTTTTCCAGTTAATTAACGAATAAAGTAGATTTTTGGTAGGGACATTGATGTCCTTAACATAACATAAACCCTTTCTATGACTATGTTCTAACGTAAAAGCCCAACATTTGACACTAAACGAATAAAAGTGTCTAATCTTGGGCTTATTTTTTTGTCTTTAGTTCATAACAGCCAATCTTTGCATAGCATACAGCCGTTATGTCGCATATTTATAAAAAATTAGTGAACCAAATCAATTGTATATAAGCTATTGTAGCACCAGTCCACCCACATATTGCAGAAATGTTCCAGTTTTCTTCAATGATTCCTATCCTGATTTGTATTATTATATTGGCTATGCATATTAAAAGTATTATTATGTTATAAATACTCCACCCAGTCAACATTCCTTGTAAAGCCTTCATCTTTTTCTCCTTTGTTTTATTTTTATCATTTCATTCTGACAAACACGAAATATAACGGCTATATGCCATGCACCGCATACAGCCGTTATTTACTAATTGCTTTAATTATGAATCGCTTAATCTTATTGATAGCCCTCAGTCCACAATTAAAATCATCACACTTTTCACCTTCTTCTGGGTCTTTAGCTACCTTACGTTTTCTACAGTAACCCTTGTCAATATACCCACCAGATTTACTTGGATTAAAGTTATAATAAAAACAATAATCACAAACTTCAATATCATTACAATGTTTACATTTCTTCATTTTTCTCCTCCATCTCTCAAGTTTACATTAACCATCATAACTTTACTTATTAACAACTTCCTTACGTTACTATTTCAAAGATTACTTTTTTATCAATATTTTTTTTAGCTGATTTTGCATTATACGCTTTTATTTTCTTTGAAATTTCATATCCTGCAATCCCATCTGTATTCTGTAGGTCAATTCTAAGGCTGTTTATATCACCATTATTGAATATAAAATGAATGTTCTGACTTGCAAGTGATGTTAATAATAAACTATCCTCAGAGTATGCATTTGCACCTACCAAAGAAGATCCTCTTGAAAATTTATCTGTCAACATTGCTTCGTGAATATGCCCGAAAAGAACATAATCAATACAGACACCTTTATCTGCATATAATCTAACAAGACTCTTCACTGCTTTATGCGGATCATTGCCGAACTTTATCCCATGAATTAATAGAATATTCTTACCATTGACATTTACAACTGTTTTATTGGGTGTTTCTGGCTCAACAAATATCACACCTTTTTCATTTTCAAATATGATTTTAAGAATGTGAACAATATTATAATCGTAACTATCAGTAGCTGAAAATTCATCCCATGACATTTCATCTTTAACCCTGCTTTCATTGCCTAAAACAAAAGAATATACAACATTAAACTCCTGAGCAATATCAATGATAAACTGCTTTAATATCTCTATTGCAATAAACTGTGCTTGACTTCTATTCGTTGCATTTGACAGTAGTTCGTCAAGTCTCCTATCAGAGTTCAACTTATCACCAGTATCAGCTATAAACACCGTTTTGAACCCTGCATTTCTAAACATTGCCTTTATCTCTATTGCGAATTTCTGCATTCTCTTTGATGCTATATTGAAATCATAGCGGTTATGTGACAACCAGACTAGCTCATTCAGGTGTAAATCTGACAAGTGTATTATCCCAACACCTTTCTGATTTTCGGTTTTATGATATTTAGTCAATCCCTTTAGTTTGTGATTTTTGAAAACTGTTATCAATTCTTTTGTAAGTTCTTCTAAGGCATTATCAATTCTTGCATAGTTCCTGAACGACTTTCGCTCAATCCTGTTACTATCCATCAATCTTTGCCGTGATTTATTCAGCTTAACATTCGCAACGACTATTTCATTATCTTCGTTTAGTATCCTTTCATACCTACTCAGATAATCTAATATTGTCTGCTCAGGAAGTTGTTCAATATCACAAGCCTTTTCTATTCCATAATCTGTTACTAATTTGTTAATATACTCCATTCTTTCAAAACTAATCATTTCTGCCCCAATGTCTTGAGAATTTTACCAAGACGTTTTATGTCTGCATCGAGTGCAACTTCTTTAACTAATTGCACAGCACTTTTAGCTCGGTAGTAATGTTCTATTCTACCACTCTCAATTATTCTATCATTAATAAGTATTTTATAATCATAATTAGCTATCTGATCATTTCCTGTCCCATCATTAATAATCTTAACATATAAACCCATATTACCCCCTCACATTACAAGCAATCATTTTTTGATAATGATAATATACTAAATTATCAAATAAGCAATTAACGTGTACTGGAATCGCTTGACAATTATTTCCCTCTTGTGTCCCGTATTTTGGTATTAATGTGCCTTCCCTGTCATCATTAGTCCCGCAGATTGGGCAGTTGCTATCCTTTGGGAAATGTTCAAATGTTTTCATAATTCACTCCTTAAACGCTTTTTGTAGTCTGTGTATTATTGCGTGTTCTTCAATTCTGTAATCTTCATCACAAAAAGCCCTATCAACCGCCTGATGATAAAGATTCTCTAATAAGACATGAAATACTTCGTGTTGAGCTGATTCTTTTATGTAACAATATTTTGTCTTATCACGATTATTAATTTTTTTGTTAAGTCTTAATATAATTGTTTTTGCATTCCTGAATGAAGTGCAATCCGCATCTGCGTCAATTGGTGCATGATAATAGATAACTTCCCATTCAAGCAACCCTAATCGGTCAATCCATTTCTTAGCTTCTTTCTTGAATAATTCAAAGTCTTTTAACGTTGTATATATCATAACATCTCCTATGTTTCCAAGATAATAATGCCGTATAGTTTCTTCATTTGGTTAGCTTTCTTTTTATAGGTTTTAGTGCGGAATCCTTTGCAATCTTCCGTTATGATTTTATTATTTTCTTTATAAACAAAATCGGCAATATACTTAGTTGACCTTTGCATACAACAACTATTATTCCCAATTCTTTTTACTAATACAAACTCACGATAATCATAATCATAATAAATGCTCGGTGTTAATTGATACGGAACTTGCAACGTTAAATCACTTATCTGCCCACTCTTTTGAAGTAGTTTCAAATCCAAATATCGCCTACCCTCTTTCTTACTATCGAATTTTATTCCATCATAGGTTACTTTCTGAGCATTGTATTTACTTTTCATTCTATATCCTCCAACCTTTTTTGATAAGCTAAATGTGCATCAATTTCTGTATTAAATCTTCCAAGATTAATTGCTTTACTAATATATATTTGCGAACACCACTTTTTTCTTTTTTTATCATAGGTAACGCCTGTATATCTTGATAATTTTTTATGTTGTAATCTGCTTTTTGAACAATTTTGTCTGTTTGTAAGTAGTTGTAAATTATCAATATTATTATTAGTTTTACAATTATCAATATGATCTATTTGTAGTTTTCTTCCATTTCTTTGCTTATTACCAAAATGATCCCATACTAATCGATGAATAAATTTTGTGTATTGCTTTTTATCTTTATGTAAGTTCACTAACAAATATCCCTTTTCTGACATAGCCTGTTTTAGAAAAAGACCATCATGAAAGCACAATGCACCTATTCCAGTAACCCATTCTTTAGGCAAAGATTTTACTCTACCATAATTACTAATTTCATAAAGACCCTCATAATCTTTAATATTTTTCCATTCTTCTTTCATTCTACCACCTCGATAGTTTCATTTGGCAGTGGTATTACTATATGTAAATTAATGCTTGCATACCTTCTGCATTTTTCAAGATACTCTTCCATTTCATCGGTTTTGAGTTTAGTTGTTGACTTAGTAATTGCATAGATAACACCGTCAATTTCAACTTCTTTGATTTTAAGAAACATTTTAGCTAATATCTGGTGGACTTCATCCGGTGTATGACCCATTTCTTCTGCAATCATATTAATAACAATTCCCCAATAATAGCCGTTCTGTTCAATACTTCGCTTCTGTTTCTTCAATGAAATAGTTACTAAAATTCCGAATTTTGCAACTTCAAATAAACCCTTAGCATAATGAAATGCTTTTACAAGTTCTTCTATGTTGAATACTCGGTAAGTTACAGGTTTCATTATCCCTCTCCATTCTCAGTAAAAAACTCATCAAAATCTTCGGCATAAACATAATTAAATTCCACTATTTTAAACGGATGCCTGTGAATTGGTCTGGTTAGCATATATGTGCCATCCTCTTCCATCCCAATAAATAACCACCCTTCTCCTTCCCACCATACATATTGACCTAATTTCATTTTCCACCCCCAAACATTTCATTCCATCCAAATGGTAAATCACATTCTGGAGCTTTCTTGCAATTCTGCTTAATCCAATCCATTAATTCTTTGGATACTATTGTCCCTTTCGGGATTATAAATGCAGATTTTGTTTTTAATATCATTACCCCTCCTTCATAACAGCATATCTATAGCATACTGGCAGTTATGTGTAACTTAGTCTTTTACCACAATAAGGGCAGTATATCATTTTATTATCAGATGGAGTTCCTGTTTCGAGATAGAATGCACCATCACATTCCGTTGCCCAATATTCACCTGCATTTTCCCAAACACACTCTTCTTCTGTCTTTTTCATTTCAATCTCCCTAAAATGGGATTGAATCATCATCAACCACAGGCTCTTTCGGTGTATAATATTCTTCTCGTGGTGGTGCATCACTTTTTTTCTTTGGCTTAAAATCATTTACTGCAATATATAAATTACCTGCTTTTGATTCTTTGAGTTGCAGATTTATAAAGCCAGCATCATTTGCTAACCCTTGATTTGCATTCAGCCATTCGTGTAATTCGGCAACCTTTGCCGAAATATCGGCAATTATGAAACTCGGTGCGTTCTCATGTGGTTTCTTTGCACTTAATCCATTTACAAATATTAGATCACTTTTTTTCTTTGGCTTAAAATCATTTACTGCAATATATAAATTACCTGCTTTTGATTCTTTGAGTTGCAGATTTATAAAGCCAGCATCATTTGCTAACCCTTGATTTGCATTCAGCCATTCGTGTAATTCGGCAACCTTTGCCGAAATATCGGCAATTATGAAACTCGGTGCGTTCTCATGTGGTTTCTTTGCACTTAATCCATTTACAAATATTAGATCACTCATTTTTTAGCTCCTTTGTTTTTAGCTTTTTTTCTTAGTGTATCTAATAGAAATTTAATGTCATCTATATTAGACCCTTTCGGAAGAAATTCATCTCTCATTTTCTTTTCATCTTCCGCTGTATATTTTAATATTGCAAAACCGTTATCTATTGAAACTTTCATTTCTTCCAGAGATTTTCCTTTTTCCTCTTTCTTCTTGCTTGCTTTATTCCCATCATCATCTTCCGCCTGTAATCCCAATAAACTTTGTAATGAATACCTACGGAAGTAAGTAATAGCTGAACCCATCTTTTGTGAGTCATTAATTTGAGTTAGTGGTGTATTATTTTCTATTGTATCACCAGTTTCAACATCAATTATAATCGTTTTAATTGAGGCAATACCATCAATATTTGATAATGGTTGCAATAATAACAACCCTTCTTCATTCATAATAGGCTTAACGACATCAAGTAACTTATTAATGTCAAAATATTTACTCTTGAAAAATGGATTAGTGCTGTCTTTGGAAATAGCACCAATTTTCTTTTGAACTTCTAATAGCTTTTTATACATTTTACACTCCTATTTCCCTACCGTCAATATCTGAACGGTTTTCCTCATCATCGTAGCAATTAACGTGTTCTTTACAGTTCGAGCAATAACCAGTAGCATCATCACCCGTTCCGAATACTTCACTGGTTATCTCTGAGCAACAATTTTCGCAATAATACATCATTCCCTCCCATATTTAGCATTAGATTTAAACTCGGATTCATCTGCTTTCAATTCTTTCTTAGTCATATTAGTACCTGATTCAATTCTGATTGCTCGTTGAATAATATCATCTGGATGATTATCTTCTAACCAATCACCAATCTCACCATAAAATTTCTTACAGAAGTAATCAAAATCACACATTTCACAAAGTGTTTCCTGTTGTTGTTTCTCAGTCAATGGTTTATGACATTCCATTAATTCCTTGCTTAAACTCATTATTCCCCCTCATTATTAACGTATTCTTCAATATCATCTTCGCTATATGTCCAACATATACCATCCAACACAGCTGTAAGAACGTCATCGGGTTGAACGTCTAAGTCAATTAATTCGGCAAGAGTATCCTGAAATAGCTTTTCGTAACGAGCTTTATTCTTATTTACTCTGGCAAGCCATTTATGTGAATTAACTGCAATAGCGTCAATCTTATTCATATTCTCAATATACTTTCTTTGATAACTTTCCCTAACCTCAAAATGTGACATCCTTTGCCGAATGTGAGATAGGTCGATAATTATATCGTCTAACCTGTCTGTTGTCATTCCGAACCATTTCATATCAATTCTCCATCGTTACTGAGCCGTGATAAACTTTATAAACATCTTTTAATCCATTAACATTAAGGATTATCCCAACACTACGAAGACAACTTGAATAAACACATACCATAGTGGCTTCATCAGTTACTAAATAAATATCATTACCACAACAAATAAGGTTACCCTTAACAAACACAGTTTCTTCTTTTTTTGAACAACAATAAATCTTTTTCATATCAATCTCCTTTTCTATTTACTAACAAATTCTCGTCACTGGTATTTTCTTGTCAAGTAAATAAAGTTTGCCACCCATATTTTCCCTGACTTCTTCCTCTGAAAGCCCACTATCAAACAGTTTAGCTTGCAATTCTTTTTTTAGTTTAATATCAAGTTGGTGTCCATCTTTTCCGTGAACGCCAGCAGTTCCTAAGTGATGATCCCAGCAAAGCATAACCAAATTATCATAAGTTGGCTTGACAAACCTGCGTAAAATATGGTGTATCTGGCAAGCATTGGAAGAGCCGCAAATTTCACAGCACCCACCTGACCTGTCAATTATTGATTTTGCGAGTTGGGAAGATACCTTGTGTTTCATATAAATAACCCCTCTGTTGCTTTTATTATTTCTAAACATAAATCTTCTGGAATTATTGATCTTTCATAATTATCTTTCAATCCTTGTGTTCCTGTTCTGCTACCTCTTGGTGCTGGTTCATGATGACATTTTGTATTACCATTGAAACACGAGTGTCTTGGATTCCAAGTTTTATATTGTTCTAATAAATTAAAAATATTATTACTCCAGATGTCTGTTGGTTTCATTCTTTTATCACCATAAGAACAATATGTGACAGTTGTTCTGTGAAATGGTTTCATGAAAGGCATTTTTCTCAGAAACCCTCTTGGATTTTCAATATAGTAAATAGCTTTAGGAAACGAATTAATTATCTTAATAGTATTAATAATCAATCTATCACTCTTTTTAGCAAACTCACTTATTGGTAATCCATTCTTACGATGATGTGAAATGGCAGCGATAGAATAAGTAGTACACGGTGGACTAGCCCATATCATATCTGGGATAAATGGCAAATCAGCTATTGTAAGAAACTCAATATCTTTGACAATATCTATTCCATCGAAAGATTCAATGTCAACAGAGCAAACTGTATGCCCTCTTAATTCTGCTATTTTACCTACTGACTTTGATCCTGCGAATAGTTCGAGGATTTTCATCTACCAACACTCAATCCGACTAATATCACGAAATATGCGAGTTGGGAAGATACATAACCTTTTCTCATATTAAAACTCCAAATAATCTTGAACGTTATTTTTCAATCTCTCAACTGCATTATCAAAATATTCTTTGTCTATCTCACAACCATCAAACTCATATCCCATATCCAAACACGCACACGCTGAACTGAAACTGCCACCATGTGAATCGAATATCTTGTCACCTGAATTTGCGTAGTTGATTAATAGCCATTTGTATAACTGAATTGGCTTTTGGGTCGGGTGAATACGGCGTTCCTTTTCTTTCATGTTATTTTGTATCATACCATGCCACGTAAATTCAAAATACTGAACTTTGTTTATTTTACTGCAATAAGCCAACTCCCCATCGCTGTATGTCGGCATAGATACGTTTTTATGCCAGTAAATCATTCCCCCAGATAGACCAAAGTAATTAGCTCCCCATATTATTTGATGCTTGCTAATTCTAAATAACTCTTTAAAGTAACTATCTTCAGGCGTATTGTTATCCCATACTTGCTTGCCATAATCATTGCTTTCTTTAGCTGATTTTAAACTCTTTTTAGCACCGTCCGAGTTTTTCTTATCAGCACCTATCCCATACGGCGGGTCAACAATTGCAAGTTCATAATAGTTATCAGGAATCTCTTTCATAAACTCCATGCAATCTACATTATAAAGTTTAACTTGCTTAATCTGATAATCAGGTTTCATCTACCAACACTCAATCCGACTAATATCACGAAAAATGCGAACAACAACTGCAATTATAAACGATAACAATACGCATAATATAATCTTCTTCATCTTTTATTCCATTCAATTACAATGTCTTCCCTTCCATCTGACGTAAATACTTCTCTACATTTTCCCGGATGATCTTTTTGTAATCCGCAAACAAAAGTACAAGTATTATCCCCAAAATCATCTCCAATAGCTAATTTGTCTTTACATAATTCGCACATATTACTCATCTTTCCCCTTAATAAATAAACTCTTATCATAGCACAAGTGCCATCAAGTGAAACAGCACAATGCTTTTCTTTACAGTTATTACAGAATGGATTATCCTTTAAATCAACCTTTGTTTCTTCTCTCATCTTTCCCCCTTAAAACTCCAATTTAATTTGGTTAAATTCATTTTCCATAGATTTCTTTGCAATCTTGGAATATTCTTCGCTTCCATCAATTCCAATCCATTTACGGTTAAGCTGGTCTGCTCTTAGTGTAGTAGTTCC